CGACAAGCAGCAGGTGAGAGCTTTGCTGCGACTTAAAGAGGCTGGCAGCGATAAGCTGTTAGAATTTTTTAAGGACGAGATAGACCGGGGTACGCAGAAACTGGTCAAGGCAACCGACATGGTAGAAATCCACCGGATGCAAGGGCGAGTAGAAGCATACGAAGATTTACTGAGGGCGATTGAAGAGTCGGCCAAGGTAGCAAACCGCTCTTAGGAGCAAACCTAAGCACACCATTACGTGTGTAGCATACCCTCGGGACGCTAGATACAGAGTTGGTGCTTTAAGGAGAAGCATATGGCATTGCCAAAACAGGTGCAGGCACAGCTTGCGGAAGTGGAAGAACTTGAGAAAACGCTGACAGCCCAGCCCGAGACGAAGGAAAAGAAGGCCGAAGAGCCGGAAGTTTCTGAAGAAGCGGAGTTGGATACCGAGGCGGAAGTAACAGACGAAGCGGAAGAAGCACCCGAACCTGAAGAAGCAGAGCCAGCTGACACGTCACCGACGGACGTAGAGGACGACTATAAGCAGAAGTACAACACCCTACGGGGCAAGTACGATGCGGAGGTTCCCAGACTTCACCAACAAGTCAGGGAGTTGACAACGCGTTTAGACAAACTCTCGAAAGAGAAAGACGCGAAGCCAGCTGAGCCTACAAAGGCGAAGGAGAAAGTCAGTTATGTGACCGATGCAGATCGGGCCGAGTTTGGCGAAGAACTGATCGACGTTCAGCGTCGTGTTGCCAAAGAGGTAGCTCAAGACTACGAGGACCGCTTTGAACAACAGGAGGCAATTATCCGGGACTTGCAGGAACGTCTGCAAAAAACGGGTAACGAAGTCGGCGAGATGAATTTCGCAACCCGCCTACACAGGTTGGTTCCGGATTTCGCCGAAGTCGACGCAGATGAACGTTGGGTGGCTTGGTTGAATGAGTATGATCCTATGCTCCGAGACCAGCGACGAGTTCTAGCTCAGGAGGCATTTAACACCGGCGACGCAGAAGCAGTTGCACACTACGTGAAACTCTTCAAACAAACCCTCGCAGAACCGGAAGTTGAGTCCCCCACACGAGCAAAACGTCAGCGAGAGCTTGAAAAGCAGGTTACGCCGAACCGTTCCGCTACTTCCGTTAAGTCGAATGGGTCTGCTGCGAAAATCTACACTGAACGAGAAGTTCAGGGGGGTTGGAACAAGATTCGAGAACTGACTAAACGCGGAGATTATGCTGGGGCGGAAAAACTTGAAGCTGAACTAACTGCTGCATATCTTGAAGGCCGTGTACGAAACTAACCTCCTCGATAGCAGCTGTTCAAACCGACTTATGATCTAGGAGGCCCAAAATGGCTGCTGTTTTCCCCGTACAAAGCTCTGGAGCTTTTGATACCAATCCGTCTTACTCTGGCGGTTTTATTCCTCAGCTGTGGTCTGGCAAGCTGAACGCTAAGTTCTATGCCAACACCATGTTGACTGAGATTTCCAACACTGATTGGGAAGGCGAAATTAAAAACCAAGGCGATACGATCCGTATCCGCACTGCGCCGTCAATCACTATCAGCGACTACGTTGCTGGTGCTGGTTTGGGTACTGCTGAAGTGCCTACCCCAATCTTCACTGACATGCAGATCAACAAGGCGAAATCGTTCAACGTTCAAGTCAACGACGTGTTAGAGCACCAAGCTGACATGGACCTTATGAACATGTTCACCGAAGATGCTGCTAAGCAGTTGAAAATCGCAATCGAGAACGAGTGTTTCTTCAACTGGTTCGTAACTGAAGGCGCAGTAGCTGCTAACGGCGGTGCAACTGCTGGTGCTCTGTCTGCTGGTTACAACCTTGGTACTGACGCTGCTCCGATTGACGAAGCAACTCCCGGCAACGTTCTGAAGGCGATCCTTCGTATGTCTGCTGCTCTTGACGAGCAAAACGTCCCTGAAGAGGGTCGTTGGTTGATCCTTACCCCGTACGAGCGTCAGCTGCTTATGCAAACTGACATCGCACAGGCTTACTTCACTGGTGATGCGTCTTCGACCATCCGTACCGGCAAGATCGGCATGTTGGACCGCTTTGAGGTCTACGTGTCTAACTTGTTGCCAAAAGGTGAAGCAGGCAAAGCGCTGGTTGCAGGTCTTTCTGCTACTTCCAGCGGTGCGACTGTATCGGGTGCAGGTACTCGCCGCATGATGGTTGCAGGTACTAAGCACGCTTGTGCTTTCGCCTCGCAAATCAGCAAGACTGAGCCTCTGCGTAACCAGAACGACTTCGGTGACATCGTCCGTGGCCTAACTGTCTACGGTCGTAAGGTACTGAAGCCTGAAGCTCTGGTAACTGCGCTGGTTGGTTCTGCGCCTTAATAGCCACTTGGCAGGGGGGCTTCGGCCCCCCTAACAACCCATAGGAGGTTATTATGGACGTATTTGAACTAATCAACGCCGTCGGAGCGGAGTTGGTTGCCAATAAGGCAATCGCTAAGCAGGCAGACGGTACACGCGTAGTTGTGGCTCAAGTAGTCGGCGATGCAATGGTTTTAACGGCTGAAGGTGAAGAAATGGCTAAGGCTGCGAAGCCAGCGCCTAAACCTGCGGCTAAGACTGCTAAATCAAAGACGACGAAGGCCGCTGCTGCACCCACACCTGAAGAATAAGGGGGCTAGCAATGTCTACCGTTAAGGTCATCGACGTAATCAGACGGGTCGAGGATGTGCTGCAAGACAGCAACATTCGCTGGCCGCGTACTGAATTACAAAATTGGATGAACGAGTCGTATCTTGCGATTACGCTTGCTCGTCCTGACGCAAACGCAAAGTCCGGTACTTTTACGTGCTCCGCAGGAACGCGCCAAGTGCTGACTAAAGCTACCGCTGACGGAGGTTATCCGTCTGCATTGCGGCTGTTGGACGTAACTCGTAACATGGCATCCACTTCAAGCTACAGGGTTATCCGCCTTGTATCTCGTAGTGTGCTAGACGACCAACGTCCGGGGTGGCACGCTGAGACCGGCACGGTGAACATTCAGCACTTCACCTTCGATCCCCGCCAGCCGAAAGAGTTCTTTGTGTACCCTCCGGCAACAGAGTTGGCCGAAGTCGAAGTTGTCTACACTGACTCTCCCGGTTCTCATACTCTTAGCGAGAGCGATCTCGATCCTGAAGGTTCAAACACAGAAGTCATCAAGTTGGACGACATCTACACGTCCCCAATCATCGACTGGATTCTGTATCGTGCGTACTCGAAGGATGCTGAGTATGGTGCTAACGAGCAGCGCGCTCAGGCGTCTTATGCTGCGTTTAACGCCGCGATCAGTACTAAGAACCAAGTAGATGCAGCTGTTGCACCTGCTAACTTGAGCAAGGTGACGTAACATGGCAGTCGCGTGGGCTAATTTCTACCCGTATATTCAGCCCCACCTACCGGGCTGCCCGGAAATCGTCATCGAAAATCATCTGCGGGAAGCTGCATCTGAGTTTTGTAAGCTAAGTCAAATTTGGCGATACGACATCGACAAGGACTATACGAGCCGTAATACGGCGGAATACGACATCGAGGTTCCAAATCGTACGGTACTTGAGGACATCCTGATCCTGTATTTGGATGGCTTGCCTATCAAGCAAGTGTCGGATCGTCACTTTGATCTACCTAGCCTTTACGAAAACTCTCGCCCTACGGCGTTCAGTTTGTACCAAGACTCGCAGATTAGGTTCTACGCAACACCAGATGGTAAGTACGAG